AAGAGGATGGGATATTAAAAATGCAATACAATGGAAAAACTTTGAAGCAGGATTGATGTAATGATAGATGTATTAAATGATTTCGTAGAGGAACATGTTGCACAATTAATTGATATGCAAATGAGAGAAGTATCATGGAAGTATGATTATCAATCTTCTTCAGATGGTAAAAATAAACATTGGCATGTTCTTGGTGGACACAATATAGAAGAATGTAATAAAAATGGATTTGAGTTTGTAGAACCTATATGGAATAGTATACAAAAAAAATATGATGTAGATATGGAAAGAGTTTATTTTAATGCTCATACACATGGAATAGAACCACACATACACCAAGATGATGGTGATGTCACTATGATATATTATCCTAGATTAGATTGGGGTGGTGATTGGGGTGGTGGAACTTGTGTTCAAGAAATAGGTATGCATCCAGCATACATTCAATATGAGGGAAATAGATTGATTGCATTTACAGCTAACTTAGTACATCAAGGTATGCCTGTTAGTAGAGAGTGTTATCAATTAAGAACTTGTATCGTATTTAAAACAACATGGAAAGATAAAACTAAATCTGAATGGTATAATAAAAATAAAAATTTAGAATCAAAAGATATAAAAGTAGAGATTGAATAATGTTAAATTACTTTCGTTGGATTGGTCATTATGAAAATGTACTTAGTCAAGAGTTGTGTAATGCTATAATTGAAGAAGATTTTAATTATAATGAATCTACATATTCTACTCATGAAGGCCAGTCACCAAATTGGAAAGAAAATAAAAGAGTTAAAATGGATGAAGTGTGGATTCGTAAAGACAATGTTTTTTATGAAGAACTAAAAGCATGTTCATCTGATGTTGCTGAAAAATATTCAGAAGAAATGATAAGAAATAAAAGAATATTTTCTGCTCAAAAAACAACAGACTTTAGAGTAAACAAATATGATGTTGGTGGATTTATGGCTAAACATACTGATAACATACATCATAGTCATGGTCAAACATATGGATTTCCACAAGCATCTTTATTATTTTTTTTAAATGATGATTATGATGGTGGTGATTTTATTGTATCTAATTGTCACTATAAACCTAAGAAAGGTTCTGCAATTATTTTCCCATCTAATTTTATGTTTCCACATAAAGTGGTAGAAGTTACAAAAGGTCAACGCTGGAGTATTGTATCATGGATAATGTGACACAACACAAAGTATTCCCTACTTTAATAAATGAATTTAATTATGATATGGATACACAAGAATATGATTTAGTGATTGATGAACTTAATGACATGGAAAAATATGAGAATGAACTTATNATTCAAACAACAGATGATTTAGGTAAACATATACCAAAGTTTGCGAAGCAAATTTTTGATATAACAAAAAGTATTTGTGAAAAACAATCTTATCTATATGATAGATTAGAAATTACAAGTATGTGGGCAAACAAATTAGTTAAAGGAGATATACATCCACCCCATACACATTCAAACAATGTTTTTTCTGGTGTATATTATTTGAAAGGTGGTTCACCAATACAGTTTTTTGACCCAAGACCACAAGCAAGTGTATTACATCCTAATTTAAAATATACTACATTTGATAATTCAGGTATGATACAATTTAATTCTGAAAAAGGATTTGGATTAGTTTTTCCTAGTTGGTTACAACATTGGGTACCAAAAACAGATGAAACAAGAATTAGTATATCATGGAATGTATTATTAAGAGGTGACTATGGACAACCAAACACATTACAAAATTCACATATCTAAACTTAACGAAGTTTATTTAAAAGTAGAATGCGACAATGATGGTACATGTCGTGCATTGGTGGATTATTTTACTTTTGAAGTACCTGGCCATAAATTCATGCCAGCATTTAGAAATAAGATGTGGGATGGTAAGATAAGATTATTTTCTGATAAGACAGGAAAAATATATGTTGGTCTATTATCATACATCAAAGAATTCTGCGAAAGAAACGACATACAATGTATAGTTGATAGTGATGTAGATGATACAGATAATTTAGATATAGAAAAAGTAACAGACTTTGTTAAATCTCTAAAACCACAATCAAAAGGTAAATTATTAGAAATTAGAGATTATCAGCTTGATGCTATACAATGCGCGCTGAGTAATCATAGAGGAATGTTAGTTTCGCCGACTGCTAGCGGGAAGTCATTAATCATATATGCACTAATAAGATTTTATCACTATTTACTTAAAGATAAAAAGATATTAATACTAGTGCCTACTACATCATTAGTAGAACAGATGTATTCTGATTTTATTGACTATGGTTGGAATGATAAATACTTACATAGAATATATCAAGGTCATGAAAAAGTAACAGATAAACCTATAGTTATTTCAACATGGCAATCTATCTATAAATTAGATAAGAAATATTTTGAAGATTTTGGATGTGTTGTTGGAGATGAAGCACATCTATTTAAATCTAAGTCATTAACAACCATAATGACTAAACTAATTAATTGTAAGTATCGTTTTGGAATGACAGGTACTTTAGATGGTACACAGACACATAGATTAGTTTTAGAGGGATTATTTGGCAAGGTAGAAAAGGTAACATCCACAAAAGAGTTAATGGATAAAGATACTTTGGCTAGTCTTAAAATTAAGTGTCTAGTATTAAAACATAAAGAAAATGAGTGTAAGGAAGTAAAGGATTTAAAATATAGTGAGGAGTTACAGTACATAGTAGCTCACAAGACACGGAATGACTTCATTTCAAGACTTTGTGACAAATTGAATGGTAACACTCTATGTTTATATCAGCTAGTCGAAAAACACGGGCTAGTGTTATACAATCTAATGAAAGACTTTGATAGAAAAGTTTTCTTTATACATGGTGGAACAGATACAGAAACAAGAGAAAAAATTAGAGCAATAACGGAGAAAGAAACAAATGCAATCATTGTCGCATCGTATGGTACATTTAGTACTGGTATTAATATTAGGAACTTACATAACATCGTGTTCGCAAGTCCATCTAAGAGTAGAATACGAGTGCTCCAAAGTATCGGCCGTGGGTTGCGAAAATCAGATAAAGGGAATATACAAACAACGCTTTTAGATATTGCTGATGATTTTACATATAAAGATAAAAAGAATTTTACTTTAAATCACTTTCTAGAACGAATAAATATATACAACGAAGAAGAATTTGATTACGAAATAGATAGGATAAGGATATGACAGACAACACTACTAGAGTAATAAAATTGGCAAATGGTGAGAGTATCGTTTGTACTTGTATACCCACACGAACAGATGAAGCTTCTACTAAACTACATGTACTACATCCATTAAAAATGGAATTAAAAAATAGAATCACCAAGAAAGGTGTTGTTGAGGCGTTATCTTTATCTCGTTGGTTACAACCTTTTACAGAATCAGATGAATTTGATATTGAGAAATCAACAATCATAACAATCACACAAGCATCATATGCTTTAAATAATTACTATCAATTTATGTTAGATTCTTATAGTGCAGCTGATGCCGAAACAAATGAACCTATTATGCAACCCAAGAAAGAAGAAATATACGAAGAAGAAGATGAATTAGATAATTCAGAGGAAGTAAGACAAATGTATAATGAATATGTTTCAGTATTAAATAGCGATAATAAAGAAAAAGAAATGGTACAAGAGGAAATGTCAGAAGAAGAATTAAATGATTTACCTATTTCAAATACTAAACATTAACATCCCTTTAGTACTATAGTATTATCTCGGCGGGAACATACCGATTATAAAGGATAAAACAACTATTGTCAAGTTAATTTTACAAATAAATTTAATTAAATAAAATACAAATAAACATTGACAAAACATGTTCAATTTAGTATTATAACATCATGACTACAACAAAGAAAAAAGGCGTACATTACATAGACAATAAAGAGTTTCATGCAGCTATGATTGCATGGAAAGAATTGTGCAAAGAGGCAGAAGAAGCTGGAGAAGAAAAACCTCAAGTAACGAATTACATAGGTGAGTGTTTTTTAAAGATTGCAAATGGATTATCATACAGACCTAACTTTATTAATTATACTTATCGTTCTGAAATGGTTTCTGATGGTATAGAAAACTGTTTACAATATATACATAACTTTGACCCAGATAAGTCAAAGAATCCTTTTGCATATTTTACACAAATTATATACTATGCATTTTTAAGAAGAATTCAAAAAGAAAAGAAACAAACTCATATCAAAAATAAAATGATTGAGAAACAACAATATGAAACCTATACTGTGAATGAAGGCGATGATACAGTTTATGATGTAAGAGGTTTTGACCCAGACATTATGTTGCCTGATGAAGATGTATATAAAGTAAAGAAAAAAGAAAAGACAACAACACCAGAGGGGTTAGAAACCTTTATGGAAACTTCTGAAACCGATACAGAAACTACTTAATGAAAATAGCAATAATTACTGATACTCATTTCGGTGCAAGAAATGATAATGTGAATTTTAATGAATACTTCTATCAATTTTATG